TGACCGTCCGTGTGCCGATGTTCCGCTGGATCTCATACACCTGGGTGCGGGTGTGCGGGTCCATCTTCAGCAGGTCATCGACATCGAACTTCACGAACTGGGTGGCGGGCAGCAGCATCGTCAGCAGATGTTCCCACCGGGTCAGCCATGGGCGGAGCGTGGTGATCAGCTCGTCCAGCAGGTTCATCGTGACGTTCGAGTAGGTGAGCCCGTCGTTGCGGGTGCCGCCGACCCGGTACGGCTGCACGCCGTAGATCGCCGCGACCTGCGTGGCGTTCAGCTGCATCGCCTGGATGAACGCCGCCTCGTTCTGCGGGACGGTGAGCGCCTTGTAATCCCAGTCCCGGCCATAGACCAGCGGCTGCCGCATGCGGATCGTGTCGGTGAGCCGCTGCCGGATCTGCTTCGCCTGCTGGTCGTTGACCTCTTCGTTAATGTTCTGGAAGGTGCCGGGCGGGAAACCGCCATTGGAGAACCAGTCAGCCGAATACTTCAGGGCATCAATGCCCTGCCCCCACAGCAGGGCGAACGCCTTGAGGGGACTGACGCCCTCGACCCGGCCAGCGACACTGAACGCTTTCAGGTGGACCAGCTCCTGGCGTTCCATCAGGTGGCCCTTGTAGTAGATCCGCGCCCGGTCCGGGTTCTCGGGCTGCATCTCGTCGTCCTGAACGTCCATCCGGTCGGCGGGGAGCCACGCTATGCCGGTCGGCAGGCCGAGCCCGTCAGGACCGGGGATGCCACCCCGGTTGGTGATCAGGCCCCAGGCGTTGCCGTGCAGCAGCGCCGACGTGGAGCCTGTGAACATCCAGTCATACAGCGTGCCGCTTACTTGCGGGCCACCGCCGGCGACGGGCGAGCCGAGCAGCATGGTGGAGAAGATCCGCTCACTGTCCCCGTTGGGCAGCTGCCGGTACACCTTGATCGGCAGGGAGGCGATCTGGTCGGCGATGAACCTGATCGCCGAATAGCAGGCACCGAGCGCCAGTACCGAGTCCTGGCCCTGGGTTTCCCGTGAAGGATGGGTCGGCCCACCGATGTTGAATTTCCAGTACGGATTCCGCCAGGGGTGGTAACTGCCAGGGCATCCCGCCGATCGTCCGAGTTTCGATACTGATGCGATCAGCAAGCCCCATGGCCACTACCACCTCCGCTCACGCAAATAGCGGCGGCGGCCACGCCTGGTCACAGCATAGAAGCCGGAAGCTCCCAGCGCACCTTCCATGCCTCTTCGATCGTGGCAGCCCACGGCTCGAACTCGATGCCCCACGACCACCAGTGCAGGCCGTCATCGAACACAGTGTGCTGACCAGGCCAGTCCACGCCGAGGATCTGGCCGGCAGGGTCCGGGCTGTAGGACATGAGCGTCGCGCCCGCCAGGCCATGGTCGATGGCCATCACCAGCGTGTGCTCGATGACAGCGCCGTCGTCGGGGTGGTCGGCGGTCAGCCGGTACAGGGCCAGCACGTCAGCGTCACCGACCGGCCAGCCCTGCCACCGCAGCGACGCGGCGAGAGCCTCAGCCGCGCAGCATGCGATCCCGTCAGTGAACCCGCGCTTAGCGCTGCGCCCGCCACCCCCGCCAGCACCGTGGTGCGCCTTGCCCGCCGTGTGACGCGAGGTACCCGCTGGTTTTTGCGGCTTGCTCGCTTGAGTGACCTTGTGCTTAGGGCGCTGAGGACGCTGGGGGCGCTGAGGGCGTTGCTTCCCGCCGCCGCCAGTTCCGCCGGCGCTCGGCTTTTTGCTCACGCCGGTTCATCCTGGCCCGAGGTTCTTGGCGTGTTCCCAGGTGACGATGTCCGCCGCAGCCGTCTTGGTGGCGCCGTAGTGGCGCTTGTAGGGCCACTGGCCGAGCGCGTGCGCAAGCGCCACGTCTGCTGGGGTGGCCACATCGGGCACCGGCACTGGTACCGGATCTGGTACGGGCACTGGCGCGGGCAGTGTGGCTGGGACCGGCACGGTCGCGTCGCCCTGCTCGGCCAGCAGCCGGGTCAGGGTCGCCCACGACATGGAGAAGCTGCCCTTGTTTCCCCATGATGGAGTCCAGGAATTGTCCATGAATACCAGCATCGAGGCGGTGTCGAGTCCCCGGCCGACGACCTCGTGGCCACCTCGGATCTGGGCGCCGGGCGAGATGGCGACCAGGCCGGACGAATCTGGATTATCGAAGCTGTCGTACCAGTTGAAGCCGAACAGCACCGGGCCAGCCGACAGGGCCTGGAGGGCGGTGTTCAGGTCGAAGCAGTGGGTGTAGCCGGACAGCAGGCCCGCGTTCTGCGCCGCCTTGCACACGCTCAGCCCGTCGCTGCCGGTGTCGTCAGGCGGGTAGGAGCCGGGGTAGCCGTCGAGCCGGGTGGCCGCCCCATACAGGCTGATCGCTCCCGCCTCGTTCAGTGTCATGTGCCCCACGGGGAGGGCGTCATAGACGGGAGTGGTGCCAGCCGCGCCGACCATCGCGTTGCCGGTGCAGGAGCCGAGGTTCCCCTGATCGAGGATGCCGATCATCCGCGCCCATATCACCGTCCGCAGCACACCCTCGCTGCGGTAGGGGTAGGCGAGGGAGCGGGAGTCGTGCCAGACGTGCCGGCCGAGCGGCTTGCCTTCGACGGGGTGCTCGGTGATGTGGTCAACCCTGACGGTGTGGGTCATCCGATCTGGTACCTGTCGATCATGGCACGCAGCCTATCGTTCTCGGCTATCAGTTCCCTGACATCCGGCTGATTCAGTGGCAGGTCACGGGCGGTGCGCCAGCCCATCTTCGCCGCCGACGCGCACCAGGCGAACGCGAAGAACACCATAGTGAACGCCTTGGCGGTCAGCCAGGCGATGGCGAAAATCAGGCCACCGATCAGGCCGAGGATCACCTTGCCTGGTGATGCCTTCCTGGCGTCGGCGGTGATCGCCTCCAGTGGCACCCGCTCGTGCAGCGGCTTGCGCCCGTTCGCCGGGGCCATCGTCGCCGTGTCGCTCATCACTGCACCTGCTTCCAGTGCTGGTCGTCGCTATCAGAGCCGGTCGCGCCAGGCAGGCCCTTGATCACCGTCTTGCGGGCGGGGGGGCGGGGAGCAGGCATGTCCTGCGCCCACACGCCCAGGGGTGGCCCCATGTCGGAGATGAACGGCGGGCCGCCGCCGGTAGGCTCATCGTTTTCGGCCCAGCCGCTGTGCTGCTGCTCAGCCACGGACGGCCTCCTGCTGCTTTCCTGCGGGGATTGGGCGCCGGTAACCCACGGTGAACTCGGCATGCTGGATTTCCTGGCTGCGGGCCAGTTCATCCACGAACCGCTGGCAGATGACGTTCGCGTCATCGTCGCGCCCGTTGTCGTGGATGCCATGACCCTGGATGACGATCGTCCACTCACCCATGGCTGCCTCCTAGAGAACCGACCTCAGTACGTCGTAGCCGCGCCCGAACTTCCGCGCTGCCCATACTGCCATGGTTCCCGCGCACAGCGGGGAAATATCGGCACTGGTGTCCCGCCGTGCCCAGGCGTGCATCCCGTCACCCACGTCCCGCCGGACACCAGCGGCGACCGCCTTGCCGAGGCTGTCCTGGCCCCGGTGGATGATCGTGTTGTCGCTGACGCCGCGCACGAACTGGGCGTGCGCCTGCGCTACGTCCCGCAGCTGGCAGATCTCCAGGATCGGCTCAGCCGTGGGGCGGGGTTTCTTCGCCGACAGGCCCGCCGCCTCACACGCGGTGATCAGCTCAGCTCCTGGCCCGATCGGGTCGATGACGATCTTGGCGACCCGGTTGTTGGCGACCAGTTCTTTCAGGCGGGGCATGATCCAGGCGACCCCGGACCGGTGATCGTCCCACTGCCCGTCGCTGCCGATTTCCAGCGCCGCGACCGGCACCCGGATGACCTCACCGGTCTTGTCGTCGGTGACCGCAGCCTCGACACCGGACACGATGCCAGCAATGGCGATCGTTGCCGCGCCCTGGTCGGGGGCGATGTCCACCGATATGCAGATCCGCTCCGGGCGGGGCATGTCGCCGGGGCCGGGCCATTCGCAGCCGCGCCACAGGTGCTCGCTGATCACCGACCACGACAGTTCGTCCAGTGGCCAGTCGCCGATGCCGAGGCGCTCGCGGTCGAACCCGGCCGGGTCCATCTTGACCAGCTCGCGGGCGATGTGCTCTTCGCTGATGCGGATGTTCATGCCCGGGTTGGCCCGCGCCCACGAATGCGGGTCGTCGCGCCGGTCATGGCCGAACGAGCAGCGCCGCTTGCCCTTGTCGGGGCACAGGTCGGGGCAGAACTCACAGGACCATTCCATGAAGCACAGCGTCGGGTCGTTCTGGGCCAGGCCGCGCTTGCGCACCCGGGACAGCTGGATCGAGTCGGGCATCCCGGCCGACGCGGTGTACCACATCTGCGGGTTCGGCACGGCCGACATGGTGGGCATCGACGCGGACACCTGCTCATCCGACAGGATCATGGCCTCGTCGTAGTAGACGGCATCGGCGGTGAATGACCGGCCTGAGCCACGGGACCGGGCCAGGAACCGCAGCCGGGGGGCGACCGACTTGCGGATCTGGGTGCCTTTGTGGCCGAAAATGAGGGTCGGCTCGGGGCGGAGTTCGATGGCCTCCTCGCCGTGGGAGGTGCGGATACCGCCCGGCTTGACCTTGCGCAGCAGCTCAGGGTTGCCCCGGATCATCGACTGCATGCGCAGGAAATGCTCACCGGAGGCTTTGAACTCGTGCGCGGTATGGATCTGCAGGGCCTCGCGGAGCACGAACAGGCCGGCCAGCTGACGGGCTTCCAGGCCCGAGTTTTTACCATTCTGGCGTGCGATGATCCAGGCCACCTCGAAGGCGGACCACAGCCCGTTGCGGCGGGTGCCCATCGACTGGGTGAGGCCCCAGCCCTGCCACTCATCGAGGACCAGGCCGGACTTGGCGGCGAAGTCCACCGCGTCCTCGCCGGCCGCGTAAGAGTGAGCAGCAGGGAGTGAGCACAGGCGGGGCCGCTGCGCTCCAGTGATCTCCTCGCCGTTACCGAGGGGAACGGTCATGCAGGCAGGATAGCTCCTACGCCTGCTGGGCTATCGCGTCAAGGCGGGGCGGTTCTTGCTGTCTACGGGTAGTCAGCTACCCCGTGCTTGGCACCCTTGCGCTGGTTACAGCGCCCGTGCGCTAGGTGCAGATTCGCGAAGTCGTCCCGGCCACCAGCGGATCGAGGCAAGCGGTGGTCGATGGTAACGCCCATGCTTCGCGGCGATGCTGGCCACTTCCCGGCCACCGGCAGCGTGAAGTCGATCAGCTCACCGCACAGAAAGCAATTATCGCCATCGCGTCCCCTCAGCCACGCCCGGATGGCCTTCGGGTCGGCGAAGTTGGCCCTGCCCATTCCCTGAATCACGGCACCTCGTGCCCGTCAGCGGTGAGCTTGACCAGTGTCTGCCAGTCGTCGGCTTCGGCGGTGCGCTCGGTGGCCACGGCGAAGTCCTCGAACTTCAGCACCTCGCTCATCATTTCGAGCGCCGCGTCGGACAGGGTCAGGCCACGGCGGGCAGCGTATGCCTTGACCCTGTCCTTGAACTCGCGTGAGCACCCGAGGGTGATGGTTGTCCGGTTGCCGCTGTCTATGCTCATAGTCCGTTGACTCTACGTCGCGCTACTGAATAGGTCAAGCATGGATGCCGAGCACCTGCCCAGCGGTCAGCCAGTCAGACGCGATGGCCACCTGGGCGCGGGGCAGCCTGCCCTGGGCGACACCGGCTCCGCCAGCACACACCCAGCCGTGCAGCGCGTTCTCGATCGCGTCCTTCGGGTTCGGGATAGATCCCGTCTCCACCCACAGATTGCTGGCGTCGTTGGACCCGCCCAGTTCCAGCGGGACCAGGTGGTCCAGCTCGCCAGAGACGTGCTGCTCACCGTAGGCGGGCTCGGACACGCTGTACTTGAAGGCAGTGGTCTGCGACGACGGTGGCCGGTAGGTGGAGGTCCGGTAGGTGGATGAGCACAGCAGCGCCGCCGTGATCGCCGGGTCATAGGCACCGGGCGTGCAGAGCGGATCTGGCAGCATCCCCGCATCCCGGGTATGGCAGGGACCACTGAGCGTTCCCGTTACGCGCCCTGGGTCGTGTACCTGGAACAGGTCCGGGCCGGTGACCGGCGACGGCGAGCTGGTAACGGCGCCGGGTGACGCCGTTGGTACCGCCACTGATCCACAGCCGCACAGGGCAAGCAGCAGCACGGGGACAGCGAGCTTTCTCATGCTTCTACGCTACCCGGTGCTACTGGCCGCTTCGCGCATGTTCTTCTCCCGCTTGGCCCGGACCTCATCCACGAAGTCGTCGGGGGCCTTCGCCGGGGCCAGTGCGTGCAGGGCCTCCATGCTCAGCCTGATCTCCCGCTGGAGCGCCGCCGCATCGCGGGGCACCTGCCCGTCATCGAGCAGCTGGGCCAGGACGAGGATGCCCTTGGCGACGACAGAGTCGCTGTAGGGCTTCGGCAGGGCGCGCAGCTCACGCC